TTTTTCAACAATGTTCAAACCCGCCTCAATCGCCTTTTCAACGTCCTCAACTACTATGAACTCATTCGGTGTGTGCATGTTGTAGTATCCACAAGAGATATTGATACAAGAGAAGTCACCTTTCTTCTTAATTTGTGATACGTCGGTGTAAGGGTGAGACTGACGGAACATCTTGGTACCCATGGCGGATTCAATCACAGGAAGAACTTGATTAATGAACTCACCATTTTGTTCAAACAAACGAACTCCCGAGCATAACTCGGTAATTAGAGCATCACCAGGTGCGTCAAACTGAATAGCATAACCCACATCTTTCAAAAAGTTTACATCACATTTTGATGAACCAACACAACCTGTTTCTTCAGACACAAAAAGTCCAACCTTACAGTACTCAAGCTTTTCAAGAAGTTCCAAACATATGAAAATTCCACACTTATCATCACCACCGATTCCGGTAGGGTCTCCATCAGGAGTAATTGCCTTAAGTGATTTATGTTGGACGGTAGGGTCGAAAGTCATACCAAAAGTATTTGGTTTTGGTAACAAAGTTTTTACTACCACAATTTCTTCCACCATTTCGTGTACCGTGTCCGTGTGAGCGATAAACATCGGGTAGTGTCCTGATTCTAAAATACCCTTGGTGGCATAGATGTTTCCATGTTCATCTTTGTATACGGAAACATCATCCATCTTGGAAATAACACCCATAAGGTAGTTGACCATACGGTCTTCACGGTAAGTTTTGCTTGGAACCGAAAGTAGTTCCATAAATCGTTTGAGGGTGTTATTTTCCATAGTGACTACAAAGATAATAAAAAATTGTTAACAAACAAAAAAAAGGGGGGATTAATTTCCCCCCTTAATTACTTCCTCTTCTTTTGATGTAAGAGTTACCACTTCGTCGGTAACGGTAAGTTGGTAATGTCCACCAATCTTAATGTTACTTCGAAGTACTTCCTCAGAGATGAAGTCTTCCACTTTTTCTTGGATTGCTCGTTTGATAGGACGGGCACCGTACTTTTCGTCGAATCCAACTTTTGCCAAGAACATGTGGAGAGATTCGTCAAAGTCAACGTGGTAACCAAGACGATTCAAACGCTTCGTGAGTTTTGAAAGTTCAATGTTCACGATTTGTTTAACTTCAACCTCTCCGAGAGAACTAAACATAACCACTTCATCAAGACGATTCAAGAACTCAGGAGTAAAATAACTTTTGAGTTCTTTTTGAAGAAGTTGTACTTTCAAGTCTTCGTTTGAGGACATACGTGATGATGTCTCAAATCCAACACCAGTACCGAAGTCTTGAAGTTTTTTAACACCAATGTTAGATGTCATGATGATGATACAGTTCTTGAAGTTAATCTTACGACCCATACCATCCGTCAGGTGACCGTCATCCAACACTTGGAGAAGAAGAGAGAAGATGTCTTTGTTTGCCTTTTCAATCTCGTCAAACAACACAACAGAATATGGTTTGTTCTTAACCGCTTCGGTAAGTTGACCACCTTCGTTGAAACCAACATAACCTGGAGGTGAACCAATCAATCGAGACATTGAATGTTTCTCTTGATATTCTGACATGTCCACACGAATAAGAGCATCTTCAGCTCCAAAAATTTCCTTAGCCAATTGTTTTGCCAAGTGTGTTTTACCAATACCTGTTGAACCCAAGAAAATGAACGAACCAATTGGACGATTTGGGTCTTTAATACCCACACGGTTACGGCGAACCGCTTTTGCAATCTTGGTTACAGCGGAGTCCTGACCGATAACATTCATTTTTAGACTGTTCTCAAGTTCAAGGAGACCTTCCATTTCTTTTTGTGATAGTTTGTTCACTGGGATTTTGGTCATAAGTGAAACAACCTCGTAGACCATTTCTTCGGTGATAAGTTTTCGCTGAGTATTTTGTTTGAGTTCAAAATCTTTCTTAGCGTCCTCAAGTTGTTTGAGGATTTTCTTTTCCTTGTCACGAAGATGAGCGGCTTCTTCGTAGTTCTGTTTTTTTACCACAAGAAGTTTTTGTTCTTTGATGTCTGACGCTTTAAGTTTCAGTTGCTCAATCTCTTCAGGGAGTTTGACGTTGATTTGAGAGCGAGCACCGACTTCATCCATGATGTCAATTCCTTTATCGGGGAATTCACGGTCAGTGATGTAACGGTCAGCCAAATAAACACATGCCTCAAGTGACTCTTTTGAATACTCTACTTTGTGGTGTGCCTCATAACGGTCCTTGATGTTGTTTAGGATTTGAAGGGTTTCTTCAGGTGATGCCGCATCCACCAGTACTTTTTGGAAACGACGTTCCAACGCACCATCCTTTTCGATGTTCTCACGATACTCATCCAATGTGGTTGCTCCGATACATTGGAGCTCACCACGAGCAAGTGCCGGTTTAAAGATGTTCGAGGCATCCAATGAACCAGATGAATTACCCGCTCCGATGATGGTATGGATTTCATCGATGAAGACAATGATATCAGGGTTATTATTAAGTTCCTCAAGAATTACCTTAAGACGCTCTTCAAACTGTCCACGATATTTGGTACCAGCAACAATCGAGGTCATGTCCAACGACACGATACGTTTGTCACAAAGATTTTGTGGACATTCACCTTGGAAGATTTTCATTGCCAACCCCTCAACGATTGCGGTTTTACCACAACCAGGTTCACCAATAATAATTGGATTATTTTTCTTTCTACGAGATAGGATTTGTGCAATCCGTGCAATCTCTTGGTCCCTACCAATAACGGGGTCAAGTTTTCCTTTTTCAGCCAACTTGATTAGGTCACGGGAGAAGTTATCCAACACGGGTGTATTGGATTGGGGATTTTGGTCTTTATTACGTCGACCAGATTTTTCATTAGGGTCCATTTCTTCTATCATAGTATTTATGTTTTGTAGTTCAAAGGTAACAATAATTGTGAAAGTATCAAACTTTTGTCAAAATGTCATATTTAATTTTTTGATGGTGACAAAATGTCAGTATTGATAGGTTGGCACATTTTTTTATTATTGTGGTTACAAAGATAAAATAAAAAACTTAAATAAAAAAAACTATGTTTGATTTTTTTGGAAACGGAAGAAAAAAGAGTCTCGATGAGATGATGAAAGATTTAGAAGAAATGTTGGGTTCAAGTTACAATCCAATGGGTGGTGGTTATGTTGTTGGTAAATCATCAACAGAAAAAGGAACAGATGAAAATGGTGATTGGACAAAAGAAACCTTCACATCAAAAGATGGTTCATACCAAATTACAAGTATTGTAAGAACTTACGGTTCTAAAGGTATGAAACCATTTGACAGTAAAAAGAAAGGACCTACGAAAGTTGAAAGTCTAAAGAAAGAATTAGACCGAGCGGTTGAAAACGAGGACTTTCTATTGGCAATCAAAATTCGTGATATGATTAAGGACTTTGAAAATAATAAGGAACTAATTGCGGAACTTGAGACCAAACTGAAAGACTGTATTGAGAAACAAGATTTCGAACAGGCAATAGAAATTAGAGAACAACTCAAAAAATATCAGAGTTAATTAGAGCCCCCACCAAAAGTGGGGGTTTCTTATATTTATCAGTATGGAATCACCTTGGAAAAAATTTTTGGACACTGTATTGAAAGATGATTTTGAGAAATTACTCAAAACGTATTATGAAATGAGAATACTTTTCCAAAACAGTAACGTTAAAAATAGTGACCTTGAAAAAGGTGAGAATATAACTTCTGAAGGGTACCGTATCAGGGATAGAATTATAAGTTATTTAACTCATATTGTAGGAACTTTAAGAAAGTATGGTCTACTTGAAAATGAACATGATTTTAATGATTACTTAAAGCAAGAATTACTTAGAATAGACTTAGAAACACCTTTAAAAGATTAGTATTATGGCAATCAAAAGTGAAAAAATTGACGGGACAAAAATTATCAATGAAGTAGAATCTTCAAATCTATCTAAAACCGAATACGATACCGCAACCAAAAAAATGTTGGTAACATTTAAGAATGGATTACAATATGAATATGAAGATGTTGCCCATCAGACATACACTAGATTCAGAATGTCTGAATCACAAGGAAAATATTTCAGTACTGAAATAGCAAAAAAACACAAGTTTACAAAACTTTAGTAAGGTTGATATTTATTAGGAAATAAACCTAATGAATCCAAAAGAACAATCACTCAAAAAATTATTTGATAACATCTTATTCAAAGATGTTAATGTTGATTATAAAATAGTTGGATTTGATGAAATTGATGGGATTGAAAAAGTTTATATAATCGTATCCGTAGACCTCGAAAGGTATTCAAGTACATTTATTGATGGTAATTCAAAATACAATCGTATAATCTCGACATTTCCTGACCAATTCTCAAAAGCGGCATCTTATTTAGGTTTATCATATAAAAGTATGGTTTTAAGTTATGAGATTGCTGAAAGTGATGTGTTATACAATGTATTTAAAAGAATCAATGAAGATTTCAAATTGGAATTATTATCAAATGGTGTAAGTGAACAATCATATATAGATTCAGAATTGGAGATAGTAATGTACACAAATCAAGATTCATTAGATTGGGATGACTATTATTTTGAGGGTAAAATCTTGGTACAAGGAAACAGACCTTTTGAGGAGGATGAGGAACTCAACCCTGAAGGTACCTATAAAATAACGTCTAATCAAGTAATGCAAATTGCGGAAAATGTAATTAGAAGGTATAACAAGTTTGTAAACTTGTTAGAGGTAACAGAATGGATTGATGAATAATATTTATAAAAATGGAAGAATTTAAAAAGATATTGTCTAGTTTCCAAGTTAAGGATACCCTTAATCCTAAAATTTGGACAAATGTTGATAATGAAGAGCAATCAAAAATGCATCCTGAAGTTAGGGAGGCTTTATTGGCAATTGCTAATGAATTCATTGAATTTTTAAATGTTGATATTTTTGTATCAGACGTAACCATGACAGGTTCTTTAGCCAATTACAATTGGTCTGATTTTTCAGATGTTGATTTACACATCATGTATAATTTTGATGAGGCGGGAGAATTCAAAGAAATCTACAAAGAACTTTTCAAAATGAAAAAAACATTATTCAATTCAACTCACGACATTCAAGTTAAAGGTTATGAAGTTGAGTTATATGTTCAAGATAGTAGTGAACAACATATATCGTCAGGAGTTTATTCGGTACTTTTTGATGAATGGATTAATGAACCATCATTAGAAGAGGTAAGTATAGATGAAAGAAAGATTAAAGAGAAAGTTGAACAGTGGATGGACATTATTGATATGACTATTGAAGACTCTGACGATGACGATTTTCAATCATCTATAGAAATGATTGAAAAAATAAAAGATAGATTGAAAGATTATAGAAGTGCCGGACTTGAGAGAGAAGGTGAATATTCTTATGAAAATTTAGTATTCAAATTTTTGAGAAGGAACGGATATATACAAAAACTTTTTGATTTTGCTAATGAATTGACAGACAAAAATCTTTCGTTAGAACAGGAAGTTGTTGAATAATTTATAAAACGCTGAAAAATGTGATATTTCAGTATATTTATATAGAAAAAAATTATGGCAGTAACAGCATGTACTTCTTATTACACCGCAGTCTTAACAGGTTATGTACCTGGAACAGGTCAAACTGTTGGTGAAATTGTAACGTGGGATTTACCACATCCAGTATGGACAACAGAGGATGAAGAAACTACGGTAATTGCCATCCAATGTCAGTCCTTTACATTGGGCGGGTTTAATGGACTAAACAACTAACAAAAAAATATACAAAAATGGCAGATTTAAAACCAATTGGTAGTGAAAAGTTAACGGGAGAAGCTAAAATAAGACGTATTATGGAAATAGCACGTTTTAATGAAGTTGACCGCACTAACATTAAAGAAACATCAACTACTGAATATAGCCGTCAGTTAGCTGATGGAAAAACTTACCACATCGTTAATGAAAAGAATGGTTATATTATCAAGTCTAGCATAGACGAATCAACAGGAGATTACATGGAGCCAATGAAAAATAGAAAATACTATTCTTCATATTCTCAGGCACTTAAGAGTTTTAATCTATTAGCTAAAGAATTAAACAGAGTTCATGAAAATGAAGAAGGTGTTTCGTTGTTTGGTGAACAAAAGAAATTTGTTTTAAAAACTCCTAAACCTGAAGCACCAGCGGCTGAACCAACATTTGACTTACCACCTGCACCTGCAGATACTGAGGCACCTGCAGCACCTATGGATGCTGAAGCACCTGCAACAGATGAATTAGATTTAGATTTAAGTTTAGATGAACCATCTGCTGATGGTGGGTCTGAAGAAATGGATTTAGGTCTTGATATGGAAACTGAACCAACTGCTGACGGTAGTGATGAGGAAGTTTCTTTCAAAGCAATTCAAAAACTTACAGGTAAAATTACACAAAAATTAAGAACTTTAGACGAACAACAAGGTTTGACTTCAGAGAATATGAAGTACGTGATAAATTCCATTTTTTCTGCCATGGATTTATCTAAGTTGACTGAAGAAGATTATGACGATATCCTTAACAAACTTGAAGGTGAAGAAGATACTATCGACTACGGTGTTGATGATGAAATCGATTTAAATATTGATGCTAATACTGAAATGACTGAACCGACACCTGCAGAAGAACCAGAAATGGCTGAAGGTGAAATTGGATATGATAAAATCATGGACGAAATTTTTTCAGAATCTAAAGTTGATAAAGTACTTTCAAAGTATTTTGTAATTACTGAGTCTGAAAAGAAAATTGAAGAAGATAGAAAAGTTAATAACTATATTTCTGAAATTAGAAATAAAGTAACTATTAAATCACAAATCAAAGAACTTTCAGAAACTATTGAGCAAGAATTAACTTCTGATTTCTTAGTAAAAGAACATAAGGATATTAAATTCTTAGGTAAAACAAACAAGGGTAATTTAGTTTTTGAAAACGAAGGTCAACAACTTAAAATTACACGAAAAGGTGAAATTTTATGAAGCTAATCTACGTAAATGAGTTAGGACCAAATTTTAGAGGCGATAACATTTACGAGTTTATCTTCTCTGATATAGATGATGTTTGGGGTGATGAGTGGGATTCTGAACCAGCTTCAGGTAAACCCTCTCCACCCCAAATTGATTTTATAAAGAAAGTAGGAGTTCTTAAAAATTCTGGACTACATTTAAATCTGATACAAAACTCAGATTTTTTTTCAGTTTATGATTCGGTTGAGGGTGTTATTGCACTAGCTTGGGAAGATTCAGATTCTGATGCCGTTACAGAGGAAAAAATGAAAAGACTAGTTTTTCATTTTGGTGAATCTGTAAAAAATATAGAAGACAAATTATACGAAAGAGACATCGTGTTAAATTATGAAAAAACATTAGTATTATGAAATCTAACAAAGTAATCGCCTTATTGAAAGAAGGATTTAGGTTTGAAACATTATCTAAATTGAATGAATCTCAAATCAATACCTTATATGGTAAATTAATCTCTGAACAAAGTATTACAGACGCTGCGAAAAAAGCTAAAGAAGAATTAGCCGGTTTGGGTCAAACTGTAGATTCAATCGCAAAAAAAATAGCATCTGAAGAAGATAACATAGAAACTGATGACGCATTAGGTGATTTAGCAATGCAGACCGATACGGGTCAAGAAACACCTCACGGTGAGAAGGATATGGCACCTGATGGAATGGACGATGACTCAGATAATAATCGTTCTACAATGGGTGAAGAAAAAGAAGAAAACAATGCTTGGGCAATTTGTACTAGTCAATTAGGAAAAGAATTTAAGACAACTAAAAGAAGTGAATGGAGTGCTAAACAAATGAATAAATATGAAAGATGTGTTAGAGATGTAAAACAACAAAATGAAAATCATCAAAAGGTTGTTAGACAGATTGAAGAATCTTTAGTATCTTTGATTCAGAAATATGTAATGACTGAAAAAATGACAAAGAAAGATATTTTAGAGGCGGACACCAAAGAAGCACCTGTTAAGACTCCGGTTAAGACTCCGACAAAGCCTGACAGAAAATCTCCATACCAACCAAAACATCAACCAGCACCAAAAGCTGGTGACACAAAAGAGGCGCCCGTTAAGACTCCGGTTAAAACACCAACAAAACCTGATAGGAAGTCACCATACCAACCAAAACATCAGCCAGCACCAAAAGCTGAATTACCTGATTTCTTAAAATTTAAAAACTTAAATATTCAATTCAGAGATGAAAACGAGGATTAAAATTAACGAAGCTCCAATCAGTTATGATGGACCCGAAAGAATGTCACCAGACATTCAAAAAAGTATTGAAGATAAGGATACTCCGTTTTCGGACAATCCTGCATTGGATATTGATATAGATGATGATGGTACTGTATCAACTTTTGAAGAATTAATTGCTTCAAAAAGGTTTAAAGATGTAGTAGAAAAGGTAAAACGTTATACAGGTTTGACTAACATCCCTCAGGGAATGAACGGTCTACAACAACTTATGATGATGATGGCTCAGGCGGTTCAGACCGTTAAGTCAATTGAGAACGAGAACAAAGAGTATTTGGAAAACTTAGCCGTTGATTTGGTCAAGAAAGAAATGTCATTACCTGAGAACGCATTCCAGTTTGATGTTGAATTAACATCAGGTATGGGTCAGGTTGATACATCTAAATTACCAAAGAAATCTCAAGAACCATCTGAAGAGGATGTTTTAGAAAAATTTGGTGTATCTGAAGATGATGCGGAAGATGACATAGATAACTTCATGAAGGCTTTTGAAAAGTTTGACTTAGAAAAGGCAAAAAGAAGATTTATCAACTCATTGATTCAAGGAGCATCCAAAAAAGGACACTACATGTTCAACTTAGTTGAGGAAGAATTAAATAGAATCGACCCAAGATTATTGAATCTTTATGGTGTGTTGATGTCAATCAATGATTTATTGTACTGGATTATGCCAGAACAAATGATGAACATGATGGGTGAGACGGGTCAAGGTGTTGAAGGAACTGAAGAGGTTGATGACAAAACAGACCCCCCAACTATTAAAGTTAAAGGTTTATTCTTCCCTATTCTGATTCACGAGTTACTTAAGGGTGTATATGAAGTATTAGGTACACAAGGTTTACCTGATGACCCTAAAGCTGCCGAGATGGTTATGATGTCACAAGACACGTTACCATACGAAATGTGGGATTTAAGATTAGGTCCTGTAATTTGGGAAAGATTCTTAGCGTCATACCCTGATGAGTTATTTGAGGATGATTTAAAAGAAATTCAAAACTATTTGTTCTCGAGATTCTCATCTTTGAGTACTGAAGAATTCTTCCAAGTTGCTAGGGAAATCATGGGTAAAACACCCGCAGGAAAACGAATCGTAAAAAGAATGGTTGATGAAATCATCGAAGAACTTAAAAAATACGACTACGAAGACGCTATTAGTTCTAATGATGAGGACGAAGAAGATGATGATGACTTCAGAAACTTTTTGGGTGATTTAGGTATAGATTTATCATAAATGATTTATACTATGATTAATGGCGTTATCGAAAGAACAAGCAATTTTAGAGTATGCTAAATGCGTAAAAAATACACCTTACGCACTTAGGACATATTTGCAGACTTACGATAACACACAATCCAAGTATGTTCCATTAGACCTTTTTCATGACCAAATAAGGTTAATTGAAGATTACGATAATCACGAAGAAAATATTGCTTTAAAATATAGACAAGCTGGTGCATCTACAATTACATCTGCTTGGGTTTCAAAACGCTTGGTTTTTGCTTCTAAAACAAAACCTGAAAAAATTCTTGTTATTGCCAACAAACAGGATACGTCTATTGAAATGGCAAACAAGATTAGAGCCTTTGTTGAACAATGGCCGTCTTGGTTAGGTGTCGGGTTTTCAAATGAAAAGAATGCACAAAAACATTTTAAGTTATCAAATGGTTGTGAGGTAAAAGCAGTTGCAACTTCAAAGGATGCACTTCGTGGTTATACTCCGACTATTCTTATTTTTGATGAGGCTGCCTTTATTGACGCTGATGATGATTTCTGGTCTGCCTGTATGGCATCTTTGTCTACAGGTGGTAAAGTAATTGTTATTTCTACCCCTAACGGGTTTGACCCAATTTATTACAGCATTTACGACCAAGCCCTTCGTGGTATGAATGATTTCAAAATCACGGAAATGTATTGGTATCGTGACCCACGATATTCTAAAGATTTAAAATTAATTAAAGTTAAAGATATAGTTCATTATCTATTAAACCGTGCAGAATATAAAGATGATGAGATTACCATTGATTATTCGGACATTAATCCATATGACCGTGATTTTGACAAAATAAAAAAACAGTTTGCTGATGGTTATAAACCATATTCATCTTGGTTTGAATCAATGGCAAAAAAGTTAAAATTTGACAGGAGAAAAATTGCACAGGAATTGGAATGTAACTTCTTGGGTTCAGGTGATTCTGTAATCCCGTCTGATGTAGTTGAAAGGATGAAAGAAAATGACATCAAAAACCCTGAAAACAAATTTATGGGTGGTGCTATATGGCAGTGGAAGGAACCTGTAGATGGTCACAAATACATTATGGGTATTGACGTTTCAAGAGGTGATTCTGAAGACTTTACCACTTTTAACATTATTGATTTTGATGAAAGAGAACAGGTATTAGAATACCTCGGAAAAATACCACCAGATGTTGCTGCTGAAGTTGCTATGAAATGGGCTGTAATGTATAATGCGTTTGTTGTTATTGATATAACAGGTGGTATGGGTGTATCCACATCAAGAAAATTACAAGAACTTGGTTATAAAAATTTATACGTTGATGGTGTGAATGTTGCCGATAAGTGGAAGTACGACCCAAAGGCAATGGAAAAAATTCCGGGAATAAATTTTAACTCAAAAAGAGTTCAGATTGTTGCTGCGTTTGAAGAAGCATTAAGACATGGATTTCATATTAGGTCAAGTCGTTTGTTAAATGAATTAAACACTTTTGTTTACGTGAATGGTAGACCTGACCACCTTAAGGGACAACACGATGACCTTATCATGTCTTGTGCGATGGCAATCTATGTTGGTGAGACTTCATTCTCACAATTGGAAAAAGTAACAGAAACAACAAAAGCCATGGTAGAAAGTTGGACGGTAAATGAAACACCGGTAAAAGGTTCAATGAAAGACTTCAATCCAGGAATATCGATGGGGAACTACGGAAGGGACAATCAAAAGTTTGGTCAACCTACACAAAGTGATTATCAGAAGTATTTATGGTTATTCGGTAGATAAATATTTATTTCTTTATTGAAGAATGAACGTATTATTAATAAGAGTATAATGGCAGAAAATAATTTAACGATTTGGCAGAGACTTGGTAAAGTTTTTGGTCCCGACTCAACTTTGGACCAGCAAGCTCCTGTTTATAAATTCGACAAAAAAGAATTACTTAAAACAACCGATAAACAAGAGTACGATAGAGAAAAACTTCAAGCTCAACAATCACTTTATTTGGGTCAACAATGGACCAAAGTTGAAAGTAATTTATATACTCAAGCCGTTTATTATCAACCAACAAGATTGGCTGCGTATTATGACTATGAGAGTATGGAATATACTCCTGAAATTTCTGCAGCCCTTGACATATATGCCGAAGAATCAACAACCGCAAATGAAGATGGATTTATATTACAGATATACTCTGAGAGTAAACGAATTAAATCAATTCTTGCAGACTTGTTCAATAACAGATTGGATATCAATACTAATCTACCTATGTGGACAAGAAATACTTGCAAGTATGGAGACAATTTTGTCTATTTAAAATTAGACCCAGAAAAGGGAATCATGGGTTCCCAACAATTACCAAACATCCAACTTGAAAGGATTGAAAGAGGAATGAAAATTTCTGCAGGTAAATATCAAACAGATGCCACTGCAGAAGCGTTGAAATTTATTTGGAACGAAAAAGGTTTAGAATTTAACACATGGGAAATAGCTCACTTTAGATTATTGGGTGACGATAGAAAGTTACCTTACGGTACCTCAATGTTAGAAAAAGCCCGTCGTATTTGGAAACAGTTAATTTTATCAGAAGATGCGATGTTAGTATACAGAACTTCAAGAGCACCTGAAAGACGTGTGTTCAAAGTGTTTGTTGGTAATATGGATGACAAAGATGTTGAACCATATGTACAAAGAGTTGCCAATAAGTTTAAAAGGGACCAAATTTCAGACCCACAAACAGGTAATGTTGATTTGAGATTTAATCAAATGGCAGTAGACCAAGACTTTTTTATTCCTGTTCGTGACCCAAATGCACCAAACCCAATTGACACTTTACCTGGAGCTCAAAATTTATCCGAGATTGCGGATATTGAATACATTCAAAAGAAATTGTTAACAGCACTTCGTGTTCCTAAAGCATTTTTAGGTTTTGAAGATGTTGTAGGTGATGGTAAAAATTTATCATTGCAAGATATTCGTTTTGCAAGAACTATTAACAGAATTCAAAAGTCGATGATTCAAGAAATGAATAAGATTGCAATTATTCACTTATACATTCTTGGATTTGAAGATGAGCTAAACAATTTTGTTTTAGGATTAACAAACCCGTCATCACAAGCTGATTTGTTAAAATTAGAAACTTGGAAAGAAAAAATTCTTCTTTACAAAGATGCTGTTGGTGACCCTGGTAATGGTATACAGGCAGTTTCATCTTCATGGGCTAAAAAACATATTCTTGGTTTTTCAGATGAAGAAATTAAACTTGATATTCAACAACAAAGAATTGAAAAGGCAGTAGCCGCTGAACTTGAACAAACACCTCAAGTAATAACTAAGACAGGTATATTTGATAACTTGGATAAGTTATACGGTAATAAAGGAACACAACCAGCTCCGGGTGAAGAACCCGCAGGTGAAACAACAGAACCTGCTATTGGTGATTTAGGTGGATTTGGTGAACCAGCATCTTTAGAAACGGGAGCTCCTGAAATTCCTGAAACGCCTGAGGCACCAGCACCAGGTGGTGGTGATGCTGAAGTTACACCCGAATCAATCAAAGATAGAGATATGAATCTTTTGATTGAGGATGACATTTTGAGAGGTCAAGATATACTTGATTTGTCCAAAGGAAGAAAATCTTTGGGTGAAATTGAAGATAAACTTAATGAGTTACTGAATAAGTAATATTTATTAATAAAATTATTATGAATAAGTTCGGACAATTTAAATCAAATTTAGACCATCTAATCGTTCAATCATACGGTAAAGAAAATTTCAAAACCGTTATAAAAGAGTTCAAAAAGAACTTCTTATCCGACAAAGCCATCTCTGAGATGTACTTTATATATAATGATTTATCGGCACAAAAAGGTATCAACAAAGATATTGCAGGTGAATACGTTAATGAATCGTTCGAAAGATTATCTGATTTAATTTCTTCTAATCAGAAAAAAATTGATGAACTATATAAGTGGGTAAAAACAAATTTAGAAGGTGATGTTGAAAATGAATATTCCAACATTGATTTTGTGGTTTACGAAAATAAGATTACAAATCTTGAAAGAATATTAGAGACAAAAACACAAATTAAAAGTCTTTTACTTTCAACAAAAAAAGAAAACATTCAAGAAAGTGTGAACATTCCACTTTCATCTATGTTAAAAATTGTTACAAATACATTCAATAAAGAATATTCAAATATTTCTGAAGAAGATAAAAAAGAATTAAAATCTTTATTGTCCTTGAATAAAAAACAAATTTCAGAAGAAATTAAATTAGTCAAAGAAAACGTTATATTAAAATTGTCAGATAAAATTGCTGAGTCAGATGATTCTGAGTTAAAAGAAAAAATTGGTAATACAATTCAAAAAATACAAGAAAGTGAATCTGATTTGATTTCGTTATATAAACTTAAACAATTAGAACAAGGGTTATAAAGAAAAAGTCCGATTTATTCGGACTTTTTTATTTTG